GCCAATTTTTGGCTTAAGAGATTTGCTAAGATTGATTCCAGCGATCCTGATTCTGACTTCGCCAATTGGAATGCGAAGTTCAAACCTTGCAAGCGTAAATTGCATTACGCTGCATATAATGATCTGAAGATCAATCCCTTGACAGAAAAAGATTTTGTGCGATCGATGTTCGTTAAGCGTGAGCTTGATGTACGTGTTGGTGGTGTAGATTATGACCCTAGGGCCATTCAAGCCAACACTGATCGATTGAACGTTGCTTTTGGACCATTCGTTAGTTTGGTCGCTGAGCAGTTAAAGAAAATGTGGGGTGTTGACAACGACATAACGTATACCGCTGGATTAACAGCTGAACAAATTGGAGCTTGGAGGTCTCAATTTGGAAATCGTAATGTAACCATAATAGAATTAGATGAGTCTAGGTATGATGCTCATCAAGGTGCTGAAGTATACGATTTATTCTGTGCGGTATTGAATAGATGTAACGATGGGTATGGCCAAGTTTCAAAGGCCATGAAATCGATGCGTCGAATTCGAGGATATAGTGGTAAAGGAGTGAAATATGCCGTCGATTTCACGATGACCAGTGGTTCGCCCACAACGTCTGTTAGTAACTCATTCCTTAATGGAGTTAAGACTTCTTATATCTTACGTAAAAATGGCGTTAAAGGCAAGATGCTCGTCCATGGCGATGACAGCCTGATTGTTATTGAGCAGGAAATGGAACCTGCCAGAATCAAAAACCTAATGAGTGATTTGATTGAAACCAACAAGAAGTTGGGTTTCAATACCAAAGCCAAGAGTAGTACTGAGTGGTGCTCTGTAGAGTTTTGTTCCTCCCTGTTTTGGCCTGTTGAAAGTGGGTATGTGTTGGGTCCCAAGATTGGTAAACGTTTACCAAAAATCGGATTCTCACTTCGTAAACTCACCTCTTCGGAGGTTAAGGGTATGTGTATTGGATTAGGTATCGAGGCTGGTTATATACCAGTACTTAGAGTCTATGCCCATCATTGTTTGGAACTACTCGACGGAGTTGTAGCTGTCGAATATAAGGACGAGCGGAGGGTGTATAAATCATTACCCACCTCCGAACATACAGCCACCATCGACACCGACGTTTTCTTTTTTCAGCGTTACGGTGTGTCGGTTAAGGAAGCCGAGGAATCTCTAGGTGCTATCCTAGGAGACTGTCTAACAGCGTGTGTGGATTACCCACTCCTAGACGTCTTCACTACCATCGATCTATAGACGGTGGAACAATTGCATGTATTCATAATGTATGATTATACAACTTATTATTGTGGTCCCAATTATTCGGATGGTAAAGTTCAACCCTCTGTCGCCAATGGTGACATGGTTCCAACTTCTCCAATCGATTTTCTTTGTATGCAACACGACAGAGCCTATGCACTATCCCGAGATATGCCCATTTTGAAACGTGGTGCCTATCTCCAGGAAGCCGATAACAAATTTTACAACGAAGCTACTTACGCATCAACTGGCGTGAAAGGTCTCGTTTACGGCTCTCTAGTCAAGTATTTAAACAAACATATGCCATCTCTCCGAGGTACTGTAGATATTGATAATAATGACTATCAGGTCATTTATAATCCAAACGGTCAAGGCGATCCTTACCAGGTTCGTCTACAAAAGGCCCAAGGATCAGGAAATACCTTCGGTGGAAATTCAGGTTCATACCAGTCAGATCAATGTATCGAATCAGTCGACTGCGGCAGTAACGGTAACGGCTTTCCCGCTACTAGACGCAACGCATCGATAGACCCTGACAGTATGGTGCTTGCTGAGTACAGGAATTGGCATAAAGAAAATCGTCCACCACGACCCCCAAAACCCGTTTACTTTGACGAAAAGTTGGTAAATCGCAGTAATAAGAGTAAAAAGAAAAGAAAAACTATAAAACCTCCAAAAACAAAAACTTTATTTCAACAGTTTGAACAATGGCTAAGACAAAGAAAAACACTTCCAGGAAACTAAGGACTAATTTTGGTCCCGTGTCTACTGTATCAACGGCTCCTGTGGCTATTGGTAATTCTATTCGAGGATCTGTTCCGAAAGTTGTAAACCTCTCCGATGGCGTTCGTGTTATTGGTCGAGATTTCGCTTTCGCTCCAGGTGCCACGGCTAGTTCAATAACCAATTGGCAGTTGATCGGTGGCATGCCAGTTTCACCTTGTGTTTTACCATCTAGTATTTTACGTTCCTATGTTCAGACCTATGCATATTTTAAATTTAATCGTTTAGCTTTTCATTATATTACCAGTTCCCCCACTAGCCAAGCTGGAGACGTTTTGTTTTATTATGAACGTGATCGCAAGGCCCCTTGTTGTGATTGGACTAATTCATCATTCCTACCACA